TGACATTGAAAGACTTTTGCAGACTAAGCTTCTCATGTGGATCAGTATCATCCCATCTCAGGAAGTTCCTAAAATCGTCTGATTGCTCTGCAACCTTGTATTTAATGTACATCTGCTTCTTCTCTTTTTGTATCCTACGCAGAAAAGCATAATACATCATCTGGGTAAAATAGGCAAAAGGATTTTTGCTCTTGGTGGGACTGAAATTATGGGCATATAAAATGCAATTTTCTATCGCATCTCCCACCATCTCTTCCCTAAAGTCATAATTGATAAAGCATGCTCTTCTAGAAAGACCCTCAGCCATTTTGAGGAAACAATTACCTATGTAATCGGTAATCGGAGGTTTGGTCTCTCCAGATTCTTCTGCTTCTACTACCCCAGCCTTCCATATGCACAACGCATCATAAAAATCTACATTATCGACATAATGATTGGGATTTTTCTTTCTCTTTGGTTTCTTGTCTTCGTTTGGTTTTTTCTCTTCGCTCATGTTCACCTTTCCAATGATTTAATCCATTATACCATTAGAGACCTTCGGTGTCAATATATTGACAGTCCTGAAAGGCTGGTTATAAATATTAGTGCCTGGTTTATGATTAAAAAGATTCGTCTTCATCAAGGTAATCATTGAGATACGGCGACCAATCACTTAGATCGTTGCCATAATCATCTCGTTCCTTATCAACATATTCTTCTGACCAATCGTCTTCTTCTTCTGCATTTTCGTAGGCGTTGCTGATTATATCACTTATAATATCGGTTACGATATCGTTGATATCCAAATTTTGCACAGAATCTATTATGCTCTTGCTTTTGCTATCTAGATCGATATCGATCTCTATCTCACCAATTGGTCTAGGCGTGTCTTCACACTCTTTTTGTCGATCATAAAGCTGTTCTATACCCATAGTAGGATTGGTGATACTTAGTATTGACTGCTTGGGTATACCCACGACGTTATCATTACTGAATTCAATCCAGTTCTCAAGTAGGATGATTTCTTGCTTCTGGTGGAAGCCGATCTGGATAAAACCTCCGTCTGATGTCATTCCTTTGATGAGCATTGGTCTCTCAAGGTATAACTTCTTAACGTTGGATCCAGTAATTTTCGCGACAATATTATCTCCGTTTACTAAACGGATGATTCTATATCCTCTGTCGCGTCTACCTCCGAGGTCCTTATTAGACATAAGACTCTCCTTCTACTATCCATCTATATTTATAACGACTGTGTTGTGATTGAAATTTTCTGACTCATATATCTTGAGTCTTTCTTCGTAGTGTCTGAATGTATGGTTTTTGTATTTTTTCCAACATAAGTCATCTGAAATATCGAACAGCCTCGCCATTTCTTTTTGATCGGACTTTCTCAACTGCCTTCCAATGCTTTGTAGGACTCTAATCCTGCTCTTAGAAGGGGATGCGAACACAATATTGTGAAGTTTTTTGATAGATATCCCAGTAGAAAAAGTCCCATAGGAAGCAACTATGATAGCATCATCTTCTTTCTCAACTATCTTACGTACCTCTTCTCGTATATCAGAATCGACACCACCGTAGATGAAAAATACTTTTCTACCTTTTGCCTTTTTCTCTATCATCTCGAACAGAGGGCGACCGTGCTTGGCAACGTATTGGAATAATACTAGGGTGTTGCCCTTAAGACTCTCCACTAGATTGGTAATGAACGAGTTCCTTTGGTTGTTTTGGACCAGACCATCTATTTCTTCTTGATAAGATATCCTCTTATATTCATTTCTAAGCTTGTCTGAATACTTTAGAAGAACGCAGTCAATAGTTAGGTCTGATAGGATCTCTTTTTTGATGAGATCTTCTGTAGAGGTGACCTTATACACTGGACCGAACACCCCTTCTATCACCAGCTTGTGTACTTTGGTCCCATCTAGTGTACCAGTGGTCCCGACCCTATAGGGGCAATTAACTAGCTTGGACATCACCGTGGTTAGAGATTTTGATTTGAATAGATGACATTCATCTCCAAATACAGCACCATAGTTTGAAAAATAGTCTGGATTCAACTTGTAAATGCTCTGCCAAGTTGAGATTGTCACTCTCTTAGACATATTAATTTTGTCTTTACCAGCGGTAACCATATGACACTCTGATTTAGCATCCCAATCATTATCACTAGAATAGTCATCAAAATCTGAATGCATTTGTGCCACCAAGGACGTTGTGGGTACTATTATTAGGATTTTTTTGTCTTTGGGTATGATGTCTAGGTAGTATCTAACAAGAGAGTAGATGATAAGACTTTTACCAGATCCAGTTGGGGATAAAAGAGAACATCTATCATTATTGATAGCGTGCATAACTGCCCTGATCTGGTGGTCGTGCGGATTCAGTCTTTTCCCATTTGAAGAGGGCTTTAAGTGGTCTGACATGAATTTTTGTATGTGTTCAAACCCGATCTTCTTCTTTCCATTTCTAGGATCACACCCACTGAGATCATATCCTCTATCGGAGCAAAATTTGATGAGATACTCATATAGACCTACTGGCAACTCTTGGGTGTTTATATTGAATAACTTAATAGTGCCATCCCATCCTCTTTTCTGGTATGCAGGCATGTATTTTGCGCCTGGTATAGAAAAAGTGAAGAACTGAGATAGTTCTTTGATGATAGATCTCTCCTCGCAGGAGATCTTCATGCTAACATCGTTCTTTTTGGTTACATCGATCAAAAGTTGTGACTCAACCAGTCTTTAAGGTCTGTAGTAGGATACCATCCCAGAAGGGATGCTGCCTTATAATTTACCGCTTGGGTTTTCTTCGCTTCGCCTGGTCTCGCGTGCACATGCTCAATCGATTCTGCACCTATCATACTGGCGATTTCATTAACACTGTAACTGACCCCAGTACCCACATTAATAATTTCGCCTATCGCATTCTCGTTGTCAGTCACTGCTGCTAGAATATTGGCATTTACAACATCCCCAACGAACACATAGTCTCTTTCTTGCTTACCATTCCCCACTATAGTAATGGGTTTAGACTCATTCATTTGTCTAGAAAATATCCCTATCACAGGAGCATATGCTCCTTTTTTGGGTTGTCTATCACCATAGACATTGAAGTATCTAAGGATCACCAAGTCTAGATCGTACATCTTATGATAGACCCCACATAGATCTTCGCCTGCTATTTTAGTTGCGGCATAAGGATTTATGAGATCTGGTGTCATGTGTTCATAATGTGGTGCTTCATTAGCAAGACCGTATGCCGAAGAGGTAGATGAATACACCATTCTTTTGATACCATGAGTTCTACATGCTTGTAGAACATTGCAAGTCCCCATCACATTGGTTCGAACTGCCAGCATTGGATTCTCGATTGTATTTTGTATCCTACACTCTGCTGCCATGTGAAACACCCAGTCCACGCCTTTGAACAGGGGTTCTATCCTCTTCAGGTCAGAGATATCAAAATCCCAATATTCAGCTGATTCGTTATAATAGAATTTGTCGTGAGCGTCTGATGATTCATCATCTATCACCACCACTTGGTGTCCGTCTTCTATTAGTCTGTCCACTAGGTTGGATCCTATGAATCCACAACCACCAGTCACTAAACACTTCATAATAATTTAAAATCCACCGTTGGTGAACTTCCTCCACTCAATAGCATTCTTGATTTTCCAATGTCTGGTGTTGACTTCTTTCAACACTTCTTCAAGAAATTGCAGTTTCACTTCTTGATAGGATATTCTATCTTGCATTAGACTCAGATCCTTGTCAGAATCCATATAGATATTTATATCTTTCTTGAGAATATTCAATTGGAATGGTTCCCAACCATGCTCGTCTAATGCATCTTTGTCCATCTTGCCATTGTAGTATTCCCATTTTAGTCTATACATCTTATTCTGGTCAGATATCAGCCTCCTGAGTACCAATTTTTCATCTTGAAGCAGGTTCAAATACCTGTTATGGAGTTGTGGAAGCTTGATGGATTCTATATCCAATTCGGTTCCATCAATCTCAGAGTCTCTTGCGTACATAGCCTTAATTTTGTCTAGTTCCATAGATACGGATCTCCCATTCTTATACTACATTTTACCACGGAGGCTTTGTTTTGTCAAGTATTTTGCTAGATTTTCACAATCTCATAGGTATCATATGAGAATGTAACCTCAGCCGTTATGGAATCTAAATCAGTAACAGCACTATCAAAATCTATACTGCTTAGATTGATGGGGAAACAATTTTTGAATTTCACCTCTAGATTAGTATTCATACCACTGGTTGTTAGTGCCAGAGTGGCATCAGAATGATGTTTATCTTCTGATCCTGAATAGTCTAAAAAGTCGTCTGAATTAGCGAAGCTTTTCATCCAGTCGTGTATCTCTCTCCAGTTAACCAGATCTTCATCCACAATGAATCTGACCGTCAAATCGTCATAATTTGGTTTAGCGCCTGCATACTTAGCATCAGCAAAATATGTAGACGAAGACAAAGAAGGAACGGAAAGGCCAGGTAGATTTACAGCCTGACAGAAGTATGTTACACCTGTAACCCTCTGTAGGTAGAACCTAAAGAAGGTGGGGTTAAGATAATTGGTATTTGTAGGCTGCCTATCCTTGGGACTGAATGGCAAGTCAACAGGTATACCTAGCAGGTCTGGTCCAGTAAGTCCTGCCATTTTTCTAACTTAAACCAATTATATCTGCAGCATTAGTACTAGTTTCCCATACTTTTGTTACTCTCAAGGGA